TCTGTAGCTAAAACTGTTCAATCTGAAAAAAAGAAAGACGAGATTAAAGCTGCATATGGTAAACACACTATGGGTAAAAAGAAAAAAGCCTATGGTAATAAAGGTCTGTACGCTAATATCAATGCTCGTAAAAAAGCAGGAACAAGCCGATCTAAAGAAGACTCTACTATTTCTGACAAAGCCTATGCTAATATGAAAGCAGGGTTTCCTAAGAAAAAGAAGAAAAAAACAGCGTAGTTAAGTATGGCCCACGAAAAGCGTAGAGCAGCTATGCTGAAGAAGCATGGTTTGAAAGGCGTTAATAAACCCAAGCGAACTCCAAAGCATAAAACCAAATCTCATGTGGTGTTAGCTCAAAAAGGTCATGAATTAAAATTAATTAGGTTTGGTCAGCAAGGCGTAACAGGAGCAGGTAAAAATCCTAAATCAGCCAAAGATAAAGCTCGTAAAAAATCTTACTATGCTAGACATAATGCACAAGATTCAAAACCTGATAAATTTAGTGCTCGATATTGGAGTCATAAAACGAAGTGGTAGATACAAAGAAAAAAACATTAACTGAAAAACAAGAGTTATTCTTGGAATTTTTATGTGGGGAAGCCAAAGGTAATATTCGTTCTGCTATGAATTTAGCAGGATATTCTGAAAACACTAAAGTAAGTGAAGTTGTATCTTCATTAAAAGATGAAATCGTAGATAGATCTTCGTTGTTACTAGCAATGAATGCCCCTAAAGCAACATTTAGTATGATTGATATATTAGATGATCCAGGACAGATGGGAGCACGAAACGCAGTTTCGGCAGCAACCCAAATACTTGATAGATCAGGTTTAGTTAAAAAAGAACAGATCCAAGTAACCGGAGATACAGGGGGTTTATTTATATTGCCACCGAAGAAGGACAATGACTCAGAAGAAGAACAACAAGTCGAAAATAATAATACAGGAGAAGTGGGAGAGTAAAACTCGCCCCAATCCTACAGCAAAGATACCTTATGGGTATCAAGCAAATAAAGAAGATCCATTACTTCTTGAGCCTATTCAAGAAGTCGTAGATAAAGTAAGTGTTGCCTTATCACATTTAGATAATGGTCATTCACTAAGAGAAACTGCAAGGTGGCTATCAGAAGAATCTGACCACCCTATTTCTCACCAAGGCTTATCTAATATATGGAAACGATTTAGAGGTGATACCAAAAGTAATCCTAGGGCTAAAAAACTTTTAGAACGAAAAAAGAAAAATACTCCTAAAACTAAAGCTGAAAAGGAAGCGTATCAACTAAGACAGAAACGAGCAGCAGGAAAAAGATCAATTACTGTTGCTGAAAAGAAACTAAAAGAGATTACTCAACAAGCGACAAATGGTGTCGCACCCAATGGGTTAGGTGGTTTTGAAAGTATACCGAGTATACCTCAAGACAAAGATATATTATTTAAACCTAATCCTGGGCCACAAACTGAATTTCTTGCAGCAAACGAAAGAGAAGTGCTGTATGGTGGAAGTGCCGGAGGGGGAAAGACTTATAGCTTGATCGCAGATCCTATGAGGTACTTCCACAACAAGAATTTTAATGGCTTAATTCTTAGAAGAACAAATGATGAATTAAGAGAAATGATTTGGAAAACTCAGGAGTTATATCCTAGAGCTTTTCCAGGAGCTAAATGGGGAGAAAAGAAATCACAATGGATATTCCCTAGTGGAGCTAGATTGTGGTTAACTTATTTAGAAAGGGACGAAGACTGTTTGCGTTATCAAGGACAAGCCTTTAGCTATATTGGTTTTGATGAATTAACACAGCACCCTACTCCTTTTGCTTGGAATTATATGAGATCAAGGTTGAGAACGACAGATCCTGACCTACCTATATACATGAGAGCAACAACAAACCCTGGTGGCCCTGGACATAATTGGGTCAGAGAGATGTTTATAAAACCTTCTCCTGAAAACACTACATTTGCTGCGACAGACATTGACACAGGAGAAGCGTTAAAGTATCCTGAAGAACATGATAGAGCTGGTGAACCTTTATTTTTTAGAAAGTTTATACCAGCAAAATTAAAAGATAACCCATACTTAGTAAAAGATGGGGCTTATGAAGCCAACCTACTGTCTTTACCAGAAATGCAAAGAAGACAGCTCTTGGAAGGCGATTGGTCTGTAGCAGAAGGTGCTGCATTCTCAGAGTTTAGAAATCATATTCATGTTGTCGAGCCTTTTGAAATACCTCACGATTGGACTAGGTTCAGGTCTTGTGACTTTGGTTACTCTAGCTTTAGTGCAGTACATTGGTTTGCTATTGATCCAGCTTATGAAAACTTAATAGTTTACAGAGAATTATATGTTTCTAAACACACAGGAAGGGATCTCGCCAGAAAAGTCATGGAGATCGAAAGTGAAGCCGGTGATCGAGTTAGTTATGGTGTGTTGGATAGCTCTTGTTGGCATAACAGAGGTCAATTTGGGCCTTCTATAGCTGAAGAGATGATGGCTGAAGGTTGTCGATGGCGACCTAGTGATCGTACAGCCGGAGCAAGAATTGCAGGTAAAAACAGATTGCATGAATTATTAAAAGTAGATCCAGATACTGATATACCTGGAATATGTTTTTTTGAGAATTGTAGACAGATAATTTCTGATTTACCGGTTATACCTTCTGATCCAAATGGAAGTGATGACATCAATAAAAAATATGCGTCAGACCACGCTTATGACTCTATTAGATATGGTATAATGACTAGACCAAGAACTGTATCTATATTTCACACAGACGAGCCAGAGTATAAATGGCGACCTGCTGATACAACTTTTGGATATTAATAAATTATGGCAATAATGAAGAAACCAAGCGATAGCGAAGATCTATCTTTTGAAGCAGACCCAAGTAATGACACAGTTATGGCTCTGCAAGAAGATGAAAATGCAGAAGCAGAAACTTACTCTTACTCAGGCTTAGTAAGTTATATTGAAGGTAAATTTCAAAAATCTAAAGACAATAGATTAAGTGATGAAACTCGTTGGTTAACTGCTTACAAGAATTATCGTGGGGTTTATTCTACTGATGTTCAATTTACTGATACTGAAAAGTCTCGTGCTTTTATAAAAATTACTAAAACAAAAGTCTTAGCAGCGTATGCACAAATAATAGATGTTTTGTTTGCAGGAAATAAATTTCCGATAGGAATTGAATCTACAGAGTTTCCAACAGGCGTAGCCGACTCAGTTTATTTTGATCCTCAAGAACCTACTGAAGATAAGATGGCTGAAATCTCAGGTAAGAAATCAGCAACAGTTAAACGAAAAGATATTCTAAAAGAAGTAGGCACTTACGAAGATAAATTAAAAGAAGTTGAAGATGAATTAAAATTAGGAGCAGGTAAAACTCCAACATCATTTACTTTTGAACCTGCTAAAAAAGCAGCACAATCTATGGAGAAGAAGATCCATGAGCAATTAGAAGAGTCTCATGCAAGTAAACATCTTCGATCAGTTGCTTTTGATATGTCTTTATTCGGCACAGGTATTCTTAAAGGGCCTTTCGCTTTTGACAAAGAGTATCCTAGATGGAATCAAGAAGGTGAATATGATCCAATCTTTGAAACAATACCAAAAGTAGAGTCAGTAAGTATTTGGAACTTTTATCCTGATTGCGATGCTAGAAATATGTCTGAAGCTGAGTATACGATTGAAAGACACAGATTAAATAAAGTTGAGTTAAGAAATTTAAAAAACAGACCTTACTTTAGAAAAGAAAACATAGAGTTAGCTATTGAAGGTGGAGCTAACTACACAAAAGAATATTGGGAAAGTGAATTAGAAGATAGTACTTATAATTCTGAAGTTGATCGTTTTGAAGTATTAGAATATTGGGGAACGATTGATGCTGAAACAGCAGAAAATGCTGACTTAGATATTCCTAAAGAATTAGAAGATAAAGACGAAGTACAGATAAATGCGTGGGTATGTAATGGACAAATAATTAGATTAGTTCTAAATCCATTTACTCCAACAAGAATACCTTATCATGCAACCCCTTACGAATTAAATCCATATTCATTCTTCGGTATTGGACTAGCAGAAAATATGGACGACACTCAACTACTTATGAATGGGTTTATGAGAATGGCAGTAGATAATGCTGCGTTATCATCAAACTTACTTATAGAAGTAGACGAAACGAATTTAGTTCCAGGACAAGACTTATCGGTATATCCTGGCAAAATATTTAGAAGACAAGCAGGAGCACCAGGACAAGCAATCTTTGGAACTAAGTTCCCTAATGTAACTCAAGAATGTCTGTTGATGTTTGATAAAGCAAGACAGTTAGCAGATGAAAGTACAGGTATGCCAAGTTATGCTCATGGTATGACAGGCGTAATGTCAGTAGGAAGAACTGCATCAGGTATGTCTATGTTAATGGGGGCTGCTGCACAAAACATAAAAGCAGTCGTTAGAAATATAGACGATTATTTATTATCACCTTTAGGTAAATCTTTATTTGCCTTTAATATGCAATTTAACTTTGACAAAGAACTTTTAGGTGATTTAGAGGTCAATGCAAAAGGTACAGAAAGCCTAATGCGTAATGAAATTAGATCTCAAAGACTAATACAATTTATGCAGATGTCATCTAATCCTGCTATGGCCCCTTTCGTTAAATATGATTACATACTAAGGGAACTAGCATCTTCAATGGATTTAGATGAAGATAAGATTTTAAACGACCCTAGAGAAGCAGCAATTCAGGCTAAGATGATGGCTGATTTAGCTGAGATTATGGGGCCACTCCCAGGTCAAGAAGCACCTCAACCACCGACAGGTGGTGGTGCACCTGATGTAAATGATCCTACAGGTACAGGTGGAGGTAATATAGCTCCAGGTGCTGCACCAGAACCAGGTAATCCTGGATTTACAGGAGCAGGTGGAGGAGATAACACACCACAAGAGCCACAAGGTTAATGGACGAAAAACAAGCTAGAGAGATACTAGCTCTCGTAAATGATCCTGAAATGTATCCCTTACTCTTAAGGTATGCAGAACAGAGATTAGAAATACTAAGAGTGTATCTTGAAAATGAAAAGAATTTACAAAAAGTTTCTGAACTCCAAGGAGCTATAGCTGAGATAAAGCGTATATTTACCCTAAAAGCAGAAGTTAGGGGAGAACTTGAAAAGAAAAAGTAAATGGATCAAGAACAGATAGATAAAATTCTAAAAGAACATCAAACTAAAAACTTTGTTCAAAGAATATTGAATCCAGAAAATGCTCCAGAGCCTTTAATAGTAGAAGGACAAAAACAAACTCATTTTATGAGTGCTGAATTTTTAGGAGAAGAAGATAAAATACCAGCAGTATTTCCTAGAGTTATTGAAACAGAAGAAGGAGAGCTTACTAAATTATCTTTAGAAGAAGCTAAGAATCATGCTCGTACTACAGGAGAGTATATAGAATTTAATTCTATAGTAGAAGCAGATAATTTTTCACAGAATTATAAAGGCCCACAAGACTCTGGGTTTAATCAATTTTATAGTCCAGAACCAAATGAAGGACTTATGAGTGGGGAGACAATGAATAAAAAAATGAAAAAAGAAATGTATCATGGTGGTATGATGATGCCAGAGATGATCGTAGGTATTGATGATGTTTCAGGAAATGAAATTCCACCAGGTTCAGATGCAGAGAATGTTCGTGATGATATTCCTGCTGCTTTATCTGAAGGCGAATTAGTTATTCCTGCTGATGTAGTCAGGTATCATGGACTAAAAGCGTATGAAGATATGCGTATGGAAGCAAAGATGGGTCTTATGTCTATGATGGCAGAAGGTCAAATCGTATCCTTGGATGAAGAAGAATCTACAGAAGATGACTCTGAAGAAGACTACGAAATGAACCCAGCAGATCATGTCGAAAAGAATGAAGATACAGGAATGTATTGTGTTTATGATAATGATGGCAACAAAGTTAAAGAGTTTAAAACTAAAAAAGAAGCTAACGAATACGCTAAACAAAACCATGATGAGTTAATGGCTTCTAGTAGTGTAGAAGAAGTAGAAGTATCTGTTGAAGAAGAAGGTATGGATCTTAAAGAAGACTCAGAAGGAATTAAATCTTACCCAACAGAAACAGACGATATAGATATGATGGAAGTTGGAGATAACTCCATTATAAAATTATTTGTTAAAGGTTTAATGGGTCGATGAGCCGACCTCAACAACAGCAAACTCTTAGATATACCCCACAAGAATTAAAAAAGGTAATTAAACAACAAAGAGACAGAAAGAATGGCTAGGGAAGGACATGAATTTGTTGATAGTCAAAATGTAGCTAGAGAAAAGCTAAAAAAAGAGTATGTAAGCAAAAAATGGCATGGTGGAAAAGGAAGTGCTGTGCGACCAGGAGATTCTCAAGCCTATAAAGATGGTTGGGAAAGAATCTTTGGTAAAAAAGAACATAAGAGTGAATTAGATTCTGCTAGAGAAAAAAGCAAAACTTTTTCATCGGAACAAGATTAATTTATAAGAATTTTGCAGAATGGCTACCTGCTTAACCCTCGTATTTATACGAGCTACTTAACAGCCCCATAAGGAGTAAAATTATTATGGCAAAATATCAAGGTGCTTATCGAGCCGATCTCGATAAAGAAGAAGTCCCTGCAGAGGGACAACAAGAAGCAGTAGAACAAAATGCTGCTCCTCTAAATGCTGAAGAAGAAACTTTCAAAAAGCGTTATGGAGATTTACGAAGACATAATCAGACTGTTAAAAACAAGTATGAGGATGAACTCGCTAAACTTCAGGGACAATTAGCTGATGCTACTAAAGCCCAAATTAAGTTTCCTAAAACAGAAGAGGAAATAGATGCCTGGTCAAAACGCTACCCAGATGTAGCAGCAGTCATCGACACTATTGCGAAGAAACGATCTCTGGAAGTTCTTGAGATTGGCGAACAGAAAATGGAAAGGTTAAAAAATCTTGAAGATACTATCGTCAGAGAAAGAGCTGAAAAGGAACTTAAAGAAGCTCATCCAGATTTTGATGAAATTCGTATGGATAAAGGGTTTCATGAATGGGTGGCAACACAGCCAACTTCTATTCAAGATTCTTTATACAAGAATACAACTGATGCTAGAGTGGCTGCAAGATCTATTGATCTGTATAAAGCAGACATGGGTATGCAAAAAACTAAAGGTAAAAAACCTAGTAAAAGAGATGCTGCTCAAGCTGTAGGTCGTTCTACTAGAACAACCCCACAAGATTCAGTTAAAGCAAGTTTTTCTGAAAGTATGGTTTCTCAGATGTCTGCTCAAGAGTATGATGCTAATGAGGATGCAATTATGGAAGCTATGAAGACAGGAAAATTTGAATATGATTTATCAGGTGCTGCTAGATAATTAATGTATAATTAATAGTAGCCCTTGCTAATTCACTTATATTCTGTTATATATAAGTGGAATGAATTGTATTTCGGTACAGTTCGCCCAAAGTACTAACGAGCCGACTCGTTCCTACCTCAAGTACTTTTATTTCAAGAAAACAACGAATAAGACAACCTTACCCTTAGACCCACTAGATCGCTAAAGTGTTACTCTAAGTCAGTTAAGCCCTTTTGCGTGGATTTTTTTGTATATGTGTAAAATGTAAAACTCTATGTTTTATGTTTAGCTATATTTTATAAAGGAGAAATAATATGGCATTTGCAAAAGCTAGTGGATACGCTAACTTACCTAATGGTAATTTTAGTCCAGTAATCTACTCACAAAAAGTCCAAAAAACATTTAGGAAACTAAGCGTTGTTGAGGACATTAGCAACACCGACTATTTCGGTGAGATCTCTGATTATGGCGATAGTGTAAAAATTATCAAAGAACCAGAAATCACAGTAACAGCTTATGAAAGAGGAACAGCAGTAGCTGCCCAAAACTTAGCTGATGCTGACTTTAGTATGGTTATTAATAAAGCCAACTATTTTATGTTCAAAGTTGATGATATTGAAGCGAAACATTCTCATGTTAACTTCATGGATCTAGCTACTGATCGTGCAGCATACAAATTAAAAGATACTTTCGATGCAGAAATTCTTGGTCATTTGTCTGGTTTCACAGGTAGTGCAGGTTCATACGCTGAAAGGTCATCTCTTGAGACAGGAAGTACTAAAGCCAACTCAGGTGCAGGTAATGATGAATTACTAGCAGCTAACAAATTAGACATTACCGATTTCGGTGGTTCTGATATTGGTGGCGATGCAAGTCTTACATCTATCCCTGTAAATGCAGCAGGTAATGTAGCAACACCTCTTGATGTTCTTAACAGAATGGCAAGATTGCTTGATGCTGCTGATGTACCTTCTGATGGTAGATGGTTTGTAGCCGATCCTGTGTTCTGGGAAATCCTAATGGATGAGAACAGCAAATTTATCAGCAACGATTTCGCTGGTGGTCAAGATGCTGGAGACATTCTAAGGAATGGTAAAGTTACTCAAGGTATGATTCGAGGTTTTAGAGTATATAAATCTAACAACCTTCCATACTTAGGTACAGGCCCAGGAACTGTAGCAACTGCTGGTTCAGAAACTAACTTTGGAGTTATTGTCGCAGGACATGACTCTTCTGTAGCGACTGCACAGCAACTGTCTAAAACTGAAAGCTATAGAGATACAGCTTCTTTCGCAGATATTGTGAGAGGACTTCAACTCTATGGTCGTAAGATTCTTAGACCAGAAGCTATTGTTACTGCTCAGTACAACAAGTACAGCTAAAACTTAGCACTTTGGGGTAGCTCCACTTTTGGGGCTACACCCATTTTTTATATAGATTTATCGGATAACCTAATCGTGGCAACTACCTTTTTAGACCTTACAAACAAAGTCCTAAGACGATTGAATGAAGTAGAAATAACTTCATCAGATTTTAGTAGTGTTACAGGTGTCCAGGCTTTAGCGAAAGACTCAGTAAGAGATGCAATAGCTAAGATAAGCCAAGCAGAATTTGAATGGCCTTTTAACTCAGCCGAACACACTCAGGTTATGGCTGTAGGACAAGAAGAATATACATGGCCCACTTTTTTTAAAGTAGCTGAGTGGAACAGTTTTCAAATTGTAAAAGACGATAGTATAAGTGTATCGGCTACCTCTTTAAATTTTATAGAGAGAGACCTTTGGTATAGGAACTATCGTGATCTAGATGATAACGCAGGAACTACAGGAACAAGTATTCCTGAGTTTGTGTTTCCTTCTCATGGTAATGGCTATGGAGTTAGTCCTAGTCCAGACAAGGCTTACACAGTTAAATTTAGATACTACTTAACACATACAGGACTTGATTTATTTTCAGACACTTCAAGAGTGCCTACTAATCATGATGCTGTAATTATTGATGGGGCACTTTTCTATATGTACCTATTTAAAGATAATATGGAAGCTGCTCAGATTTCTGCTGGTTCATTCCAACAAGGAATTAAAGAAATGCAATCCATACACATCAATAAATATGAAAGTGTGAGAGATAGACGAGTTAAATTCTAATGGCTGATAGAGTCCAATCCTATAAAGTAATTTGTAGTGGGGGATTAAACAGCAATGAGAACCACTTGGATCTTGCTGAAAATTACCCAGGCGTAGCAACTCGTTTAGTTAATTACGAAATATCTGATTATGGTGGGTATAGAAGGCTAGAAGGGTATGACGAATATGACACTACTTATGGAGAAGTAGGAGCAGGTTCAGCAACCGGAAAAGTTTTAGGAGTATTTTTATTTAAAGATACTACAACGCAACAAGATATGATTCTTGCTGCAAGGAAAGACTCAGGAGCAAATACTTACAAATTTTATAAGTATGTTTTTGGGACAGGTTGGGTAGCACAATCAACAGGTATTACCCATCACACTACAAAGAGTACTTTAACTGTAGCTAAAATTAGACACACTAAGTTTAACTTTGGATCAGGCAACCATATAGTTTTTGTAGATGGCGTTAATCATGCTGTCGTATTTGATGGAACTAATTGGAAAGAAATAAAAGTAAGTAACTCTGGTGGTACAAGTTCTCCAGGTGGAGTAATGGCTTTAGATGCCCCCACAGTAGTAGAAGTTTTTGAAAACCATTTATTTCTAGGTTCTCAAAGAACAAAATTGTCAGTAGTAGCTTTCTCTGCTCCACAAGATCCTTTTACATGGACAGCAGCAGCAGGTTCAGGACAAGCACAGATAGGTTTTGATTTAGTTAATTTTAAACCTTTTAGAGATGATTTATTTTTATTCGGCTCTAATGAAATTAAAAAATTAACTGCTGATGTCTCTTCTGGTTTTAATTTAAGCCAGGTAACAGCAAATGTAGGCTGTATAGCTAGAGATTCAGTTTTAGAAATAGGTGGGGACTTAGTGTTCTTAGCTCCGGATGGTTTAAGACCGGTAGCAGGAACATCAAGAATTGGAGATGTTGAATTAGAAACAATATCAAAACCAATTCAATTAATACTAAGTACTCTATCCAAAGATTTTGATTTAGATACTTTAAATGGCTTAGTCATAAGATCTAAGTCTCAACTAAGATACTTTGTTGGAGATGATACAACAGCAGTCATAGATAGTTTTGGAATTATTGGTGGCTTGAGAACATCAGATCAAAGAATAGGTTGGGAGTTTGGGGAGCTTATAGGTATTAGAGCTTCATGTTGCACATCAGGTTATGTAGGCACAAACGAAATTGTTTTACATGGCGATTATGATGGAAAGATATACCAACAAGAAAAAGGTAAATCTTTTAATGGTGTAGACATAGTAGGAATTTATACCACTCCTTATTTTGATTTCGGAGATACTGAAGTTAGAAAGACACTTAGAAAGATTAATACTTTTGTTAGAGCTGAAGGCCCTTTCACAATGAACTTAGCTGTAACTTACGATTGGGATGACCCAAATACAGCAGTTCCTAGTTCGTACTCAGAAGAGTCCAAAGGAGCACCGGTGCGATACAAAGGTACTAATATAAATTATGCAGGAGCTAACATTAACTATGGGGGAAATGATAAACCGATCATGGTAACAAATGTTCAAGGATCAGGTTTTGCAGCACAGGTTACATTTGTAACAGTTGGACAGTTTGACCCTTATTCTATTCAAGGAATAGTTTTTGAGTTCTCAGCAGCAGGGAGAAAATAATAAATGGCAGGATATACTAGACAGTCAGTAGCTTCAATTATTAATGGTGCTAATATTACAGCACCACCACTTAATGCTGAATTTAACCAACTACTAGCAGCGTTTTCAGGTTCTACAGGACATGGACATACAGGTGGATCAGGAGATGCTCCACAGATTCCTTTAGCTACTTCAGTAAGTGGTTATCTACTACCTGCTAATGGTGGTGTCGGTGGATTAAATAATACTACTGCTACAGCAAATCCTGTTGTTGGAGATGATGGTGCTGATGGTTATGCACCAGGTTCAATATGGCTAAACACTAATGGACAGAAGTTATTTGTTAATTTAAACAATTCTTCTGGTGCTGCTGTTTGGTCTCAGTTTGTTGTTAACAATGCTTCAAACCAAATTCTACCTCATACAGATAATACTATAGATTTAGGTTCTTCTTCGTTTGAGTTTAAGGATTTATACATAGATGGAACAGCTTATGTAGACAGCTTAAATGCTGATGCTGCTTCTATAGGTACTACTCTTGGAGTTACAGGTGCAGTTACCTTTGCATCTACAGCAGCTATTACAGGAAATACTACAGTAGGTGGAACTCTTGGCGTAACAGGAGCTACTACCTTATCAGATAATTTAACAGTTTCTGGCAACACTATAGTTGCAGGAACTACAACATTAAATGGCAATACCACAATCGGTAATGCTACTTCGGACACAGTTACAGTTACTTCTCAAGTAGCTAGTGATCTTGTCCCATCCTCTGACAATGCAAGAGATCTAGGAAGTTCATCTAAAGAATGGAAAGATTTATACATTGATGGAACTGCAAACATTGATAGCCTGGTTGCTGATACAGCCGATATTAATGGTGGTTCTATTGATGGTACAGTTATTGGTGGAGCTGTCCAAACCTCTGGACAATTCTCTTCTGTTACTTCAACAAACCTAACAGCTTCAGGTGCAATTTCTTTTGCAGCAGCTACCATCTCAAATCTAGGTACAGTAACTACAGCCAATATAGATGGGGGTACTATTGATGGCGTAACACTCGGAGTTAGTTCCCCTATCACTAATGCAACTATTGATAATATAAACATCAATGGTTCAGCAATTACTTCAACAAATTCAAATGGTAATATCGCTATTACTCCAAATGGTTCTGGAGAAGTTGATATATCGAAAGTCGATATTGATTCAGGAACAATAGACAATACTTCTATCGGAGCATCAAATGCTTCAACAGGTTTATTTACAACAATAGGAACAAGTGGATTAGCCACATTAGCTTCTGTTGATGTTAATGGTGGTAATATTGATGGTACTGTAATAGGAGCAGCTTCTGCTCAAGCAATTACAGGTACAACAATTACTGCTAACACAGGATTCGTAGGTGGAGTTACAGGCAATGTAACAGGAAACCTAACAGGGAATGTAACTGGAAATGTTACAGGAGATCTTACAGGAGATGTAACAGGTAATGTTACTGCTTCATCTGGGGCTTCTGCTTTTAATAATGTTACAGTCAATGGAACTTTAGATGTAACAGGAACAACTATTGCAAATGTTACCGACCCAAGTTCTGCTCAAGATGCAGCTACTAAAAATTATGTAGATACTGCCGATGCACTAAAAGCAAATATAAACTCCCCAACTTTAACAGGGACACCTTTAGCACCTACAGCTTCTGCTTCTAATAACACAACTCAAATAGCTACAACAGCGTTTGTATCTACAGCAGTTTCAAACTTAATAGATTCTTCCCCAGGGGCGTTAGATACACTTAACGAACTTGCTGCTGCAATAGGAGATGATGCTAACTTTAGTACAACAATTACTAATTCAATAGCTACCAAACTTCCTCTTGCTGGTGGAACAATGACAGGGAACATAACTTTAGCTGGAGCACCTTCATCTAATCTTCATCCTTCCACAAAACTATATACCGATACAGCAGATGCTCTAAAACTAAACCTCTCAGGTGGAACTATGAGTGGTGCGATTGCTATGGGAACTTCCAAGATCACAGGAATGGGAGACCCAACAGCTAACCAAGATGCTGCAACAAAAGTTTACACAGATACTCAAAGAGATACTAGACTTGCTACTTCAGGTGGCACTATGTCTGGTGCTATCGCTATGGGTACAAACAAAATTACAGGTGCAGGAGATCCTACTTCAGCACAAGATGTAGCTACTAAGAATTACATAGATACTTTATTTGGTAGTACTACTGCTGCTGCTGGTTCAGCAAGTGCTGCTGCAACCTCGGCAACTGCTTCAGCTTCATCAGCGACAGCTTCAGCTAGTTCAGCTACTGCTTCGGCAAACTCAGCGACTGCTGCTGCTGCTTCGTATGACCAATTTGATGACAGATATTTGGGGGCAAAAAGTTCTTCGCCTACAGTTGATAATGATGGAGATGCTCTTGTTGTAGGTGCATTATTCTTTGACACCACAGCTAACTCTATGAAGGTTTATTCTTCAGGTGGATGGGTAGCTGCTGGTTCTTCAGTAAATGGTACATCACAAAGATATGACTATGTTGTAGGTACTAACTCAGGATCTTATACAGACAGTTCAACAACAACTTTCCCAGCGACTTATGATGCTGGATATGTAGATATTTACCTTAATGGTGTTAAGCTCGTAGTCGGTACAGATGTAACAGCTACTTCAGGAACTAATGTAGTTCTAGCTTCGGCAGCAGCGACAGGAGACAA